CTTATTCAGAATCACTCTCCTGCTGTTGTTTTTCTCTCTCTTCTCTTGCTTTCGCTCGTTGATTACAACCTTCCAGGATCTGCAATCTCATCACCAATGCTTCTTTTTCATGTTCAATCTCTTCCTGCGTATAACCATCCTTTTTTTCATGTTCATTTGCTTCTTTTGCATCTGACAAAATAAATAATGGTTGCTCCGGGTATTCATCGCCAAAGCACGCACTGACTGCTCTCATAACATAAAGACCACTTATCCAACGAGCTTTTTCTTCTGCTTCCATCCTATCTTCATATGCTTTCCGAAAAGGCATCAGTTTGGCTGGATTAAGATGCCAAAACAATTCATATGGTACTCCATAGAGAAGTGCTTTGGGCAAAAACTCTGATCTTATTCGTTCTTTGAACTTTTTGTTTTCTGTTTCTTCTGATGATCCATTGGTGTCTTGCTCGGATTCGCTGTCTCTTCCATGTTCCCCAGAATGTCCTCCATTCCGGTTCTTTTGAAAAAACCATCTTCCTCCATCTGTGCTGCAATAGCTGTACAAAGTGCATAATAAGACTCCGCTCTTTCATCTTCCGGATTTTCTTTACAAAACTGTTTATACAAACGTCTTGCATCTGTACGATTTAAAATCGTTCCATCCCCATCTTCTCCATGATGCTCTAACAGACCGGCATAAAACATATCCATTGCCATTCGCGGAATATCTGAAACAGTCATAAGAAAATCTCTGATCTGTAACTCTTCCGACTTACTTCCATCAATCTTTGTCATCATAACGCCACCAAAGATATCCATAGCGGCATCAATGCACTCATGACGTTCTGCCGCTTCAAATGTATATTCTAATGTGTACTCTTTTTCTCCAACCTTAAAATTCATGATCTGATCTCTCCTTTACTTAAAAATCAAGGGGCGATCAGCCGCCCCCATCCATAGGTTTCATTTTGACTACGCAATCGTAGGTTCAATCTCATCTCCAAGTCCCTCATAGGAATTGATAACATTAGAAATCTGTATATCAAGCTTATTGTTCGTTTCAAGATCCGGCATAGGGATCTCACCCGGCTCAAACTTCACAAAATATGAGCCAAAGCCCGGAATATAAATATCTGCCCATGTTGCCTTGTTTGCTGCTTTTCCTGCTTCATATGCTGCTAACAACGCATTCCAAGCCTTTACAAATTCTTTTGATCCATTAAAGTTCAAGTTCCAATCGCCACCAGTATCACTAACACCGGCAATATACTGTTTCACATCGTCCTCAAAACAAGTTGTATCGATCTTTTCCTTTGTGAGATTAAGTCCTGCGATTTTGTTACAACGTTTGATCCACGTAAAAGCAGTTGGTTTTGTACCTGCTGTTTCTTCGACTGCCCAGCCAAATTTTACTCCAATCGTAGATAAATCCATTACTGTTTCCTCCTTTTTTGCAAAACAAAAAGAACCCCGAAAATCGAAGTTCTCTCATTAACTGTATCTATTATAAAAATGCTAAAGCATTCTTATTTCATATTCATTTACAACTCATCACCATCACCGACAATCCTACGGAATCTTGCAATAATCCGAAAATACTCCCGGTTATCCGAGTACGGTCCGGCGATCAGTTCATAACCCATACTAAGCATCACATCCCCTGCCGCATCCATGACCTTTCTTGCTTCTGTCTGCGATCCATTGGGCGATGCTGCCGAATATGCGTGTAATTCAATCGTGGATGTAATATAGCACTGCGTATTCTGAAAATCTTTGCCACTTGTCGGTTCTCCCAATGATTTGATATAAAGGCATGGGAATTGTGTTGGTGCATCCGATATATCTGTAGAAGTCAGATACAACTTCTGATACGGTGCATCCGGATCTGTTTTCAGCCTCTGCATCACCCGCTTATTAACCTTGTTCCATACACTAAGCACCGGCAAATACCTCCCTCGCTATCTCCTCTATTCTTCCTCGCATATCCATACCGGTCTGATACAAAAAAGGACGACTTGGCATTCCCTTAGTCCAATGCCATTCGCCATCTTTGAAGTAATACCACCCCATATCTCCATGCTGATTCACATCATATTTCCACCCCACAATAGAAGTATCCGGATGTGGGGATTCCTGCCCTACGATGCCGGTACCAAACTCCACATATGCCGCCCACGGACAATCCGTAATCACAAGCCAGCTTGCACCGTCCGGCACAGATCCACTATACTCTGCCCGAATGCTTGATAACAGCTCACCGCTGTAGATTGCGTCAAAGTCCGCAATGTTCACTCTGGCAATCTCCACACCAATCTCTGCCACACGCTGGGCAAGAATACGGCATTTATATGTAAGCTGTTCCTGGTATGCCTGCATTTCTTTAATGGCAGCGTCAATGGAGGATGTGCTGTCGTAGGTGAAATTTATTTGTGTTGGCATGACGATCACCTCTAACGTATTTTTTTTATAGTTAAATCTCCACTATATTTAATATACAAAATTCTATCACAACATATTCGCGTCTCTGATTTTTCACTCTCAATTACAAGAATACTTTTTTTTCGAATCAATTTCGTGATGTCATTGCAAATAATTTTTTCTTGATTATCTAAATATATTTCAGCATTTGAATACGGACATACAACATAGTTATTTCTATAAACTTTAATCATCGCATGGAATTCAAAAAATAACGTGGTACTCAATAGTAACCCGAATATAATATTCAAATCCACACTATTATAAAACATTAACACTGTGATATTAGCAATAATTGTTGGTATATATATGTATATGTCATCTTGTTTTGGGAGAATATTAATTTTTATCCAGCTAAAATTTCTAATTCTAATTATTTCAAACCAAATCAAAAATATAGTTAATGTACTACAAACACATTTTGCTAATACTGAAGAAAAAATGTTAATAATAATATAGGGAATAAACAAAAGCAATACTCCAATTATGCTTTGTAAAAATGACATCAATAATATTTTTATATAAAAATTGTATTCCAAATATGTATTTTTTACATCAATCCAACTATATTTTCTATGACTTGCAATATTTCCACAAACCCATGGTACTATTGTAGATAATAACGTAGTGATTCCCATAATTAATGTATTCAATGAAATTTTGGATAGTATATTATCAAAGAATATCTTCATATTTTCCCACTCCTTTCATCACCATTATACAACAAAAGGAGCTATATGGAAACATTATTCTACAACAATCCAATCTTCTGCAAGCATATCAGTCTGTGATGCAAGCCATCCGATCACAAGTGAACCATCAGCGGCTTTCATGTCGATATGAGGGCAGACACATTAGACGCAGAAACTAACACCTTTTTATTTTAACTCTGTCGTTATGAGATATTCTATTCTGGCTTTTATCGCTTTTATGTTTTTTTCTGTAAAACCATGCCATTGCGGAGCAAGGCTAAAGAAGTCCGTCATTACGATACCAGCGAAAGCATTAGCATCTATTTCTGCGATCTGCATATTATATGCTTCTAAATTTTCAATCTGATCCGATGATTTATAATCTTTAAAATAGAAAGTTTCGTTTGTTCTAAACTGCCAAGCATGGCGCACTTCGTGCGCTATAGCAAACATATAATCCGGATCCGGTTTCTCTTTTTTTCTTATATAAATAATGTCCTCATATGGTGCATACTGTGCCATTGTTGTTTTTGTCGAGAAATCAGACGTATCATATGATATAGCCGGCTCTGATATTTCTAAAATGTCACACAGTTCTGATATATATTCTTTTATCATAATATGTTTCCTTTCAATGCAAATAATAGCTATTGCTTTTTTAAACAATAGCTATTATACTTTGAATTGACGAGGGCGATTTGCTCGCCCTCGCTTTGATGGTTGGCTGGCTTTTTAGTCAGCCTTTTGTTATGCCTCAATGTCCTTTTCGGCATCTTCTTTTAGTTCCCTTACCAATGTAAGTGCTTCGTCTGTTTTACCTTCTTCGAGATATTTTTCAATCTTCTGTAAAACTCTTAACAGTTTTCTGCAAAAACTAACAAACTCTTTCATGTCGTCCATATTGTCTCCTTTCTCCCTTTCGGGTTATTGCCTTTCGACAATATTATAATACCACAATTATTAGTGTTAGTCAACATATTTCTAAAAGAATTTTATTTTTTCTTCGTCTGTTGGTATGATTTCTATTATATCTGATGGTTGACACCTCAATATAATACATATCGTGTTTAGCGTGTCCGTTGTAATCCCCTTCCCTTTTCTAAGATTCTGCATTGTTGCTTCTCCTAGAATTTTCTCTTTCCGCATTCTTGGAGCTGTATATCCTTTTGCTGAAAGTTCTTTTAATACGTCTATCTTGTATTTAAACATGCTGTCACTCCTTTCTTTAACCTAGTATATTACAACTATAAAAAAATATCAACAAAAACACAAAAAAAAGTGTTGACAAACACAATTATTAGTGTTATTATATATACAGATCAAAGGAAAACACCAAACACACAGGAGGTAAATGATTATGTGGTATGAAATAGCAGCAACTTGGGAGAGTGGTAAGACTTATAAATATCAGAAGGAAGGAATGATAGAAGCAATGAAAATGGTTGCTAGATTAAAGGCGACTGCTGAGGTTTGTTATTGTAGCGATCATTTGGTTGATATAAAGATAAATAAGGTTGTAGACTAAAAAATTAAACCGAGCCGAGGCGGTTACCTCGGCAGAAAGTGAGGATATCATGAAATTTTTGGAAAACAAAGCCGGAGATACTTTTGATACTTTAGAGAAAGCAAAAAGATATTACTACCCATCTGCAGCAGAGGACAGAGATGTAAAAGATCCTGATGGATATATTAACAATGTGATCCCATCCGGATTATTGGAATCATGGGAAAATTACAAAAATGAAATTGAAGAAGCCGAAACACTCGAAGAACTCGCTAATACTTTAAATGAATATACTGATACATTCGGAGATGGTTCGGAAGTAAAAGTAAGAGAGATTTAAGGAGGTTTATACTATGTGGAATACAATCATTTTATTAAAAGGTACATTAAAAACGTCGCCCTCATATTATAAAGATTTTGAGCATGGTGATACGATATATGGCTTAAACTCCGAACCAGAAGAGCTTGCACGTTTTTCTATTGATGAAAAAGACAAAGCACTTAAAGAGCTTTCAAAACACAAATGCACGTATATCAAAGGTGCTGAAATAGTATATATCGAAGAGTATGCTTTGCAATATTGCAATTATGACGAGGATGGAGACTTGATTGACGGATCAGATTATGATTTCGCTGAAATAGATTGAATTATAGCAACCGTAGTATTTGCTGCGGTTGCTATTTTTCTCTCCTGTGATAAAAAAATATAATTATGCAACAAATTTCTTGTTCACATATCCTACTTTCCCCTTATACCTTACTTTTGTATACCAGCTTTTTGTATACAATACTTCTACAGTCGCACCATTCGGAATTCTCAAGTAACTTCCAGTTAATTTTGAATCTGCTTTCCAAAGCAAAAGCCCTTTTTCTCGTTTTACTTTCTTTTTCCATGTTTTTTTGAATACATCCGGTGTTCCGTACATTGATTTTAACTGTGAGGTCGTACTTCCCCATTTTGTCAGGTAAAAATGAGGGGTATCAACGATAGAAGTCCAGTCACCGCCCCATCCAAGACCAATCTTCTTCGCAAGTACAGCCACCTTTTTGATTGTAGCAGTGTCATATAAAAGTTTACTGTCATTGATCGCAATGTCAAAAGCAATTCCCCACATATGCTGGCTGGAATAAGTGCTACCTTTGGCATTCGTTACGATCTTACCCGGCTTCGTTCTTCCCTTCGCATAAAGCGAATCCTGATACTCCTTGCTTCTAAAACCCTCTGTAATAATCAGATAAAGCCCTTTTTTCGCACATTTCTTTAATAAAATACCGAGCCTGTAATCAAGCCACGGATGCAGCTTTGTTCTGTCGATTCGTACATCATGTTTTTTGTTCATAATACAATTTCCTCCTTTTTACATCTCGCTCTCTGTCATGCTTAACTTGTTTACTTTTGCATTTTTTAAAATTTTATAAATATCTTCTGCTGCCGCTTTGTCAGTAGTATTTTTGCACATGACATAATACTGTTTATCTTTAATATACACATATGCATCTTTTACCAGCTTAACAGTTTTCTGGTACTCTGTGTTGCATTCTTTCCTTGTTTCAAAGCCACCACATACGACCTTGTACGCTGTCTTTTTTGCTGTCTCCTTGTTTTCTGTGTTCTTCATAATATTAGCCCTCTCTTTCTGTAAGATCCGCTTTATCTTCAACACGATCTTTTAATACTGCTATTACTTTACTTAAAAAGCCCGGCACTTTTACCCCCATTCGTCCGGCATTCTCTGTGATACTTAAACATTCATTTAAAATGAACCATGCTGTCACAAGCGTGCTAAAAAAAGTATCAATCGGCATTTTCATAGCAAGATATCCCGACATTTTGTATATTAAAAAATCGACCATCATCGCCACGAAAATGACGAACATATAGCCGACTTTCTTAAAAATGCCAATCATGCCCTTTTTGCTACTCCATCCATATCTCTTATCGTTCGGATGTTCGACCGCTTCTTTTGCTGATGCTGCCATGCCTGCAAGAAAATCAACGATCATTGCTAACGTCACCGCTAAAAGCATCCAGCCAAGCAGTCCACACTTTGATGCGATTGTTGCCGTAAACGTTGACAAGCTTAACTGTGCTGCATATACCTGTATCTTATCCATTCTTACCACCCTGCTTTCTGTAACTCTTCTGCTGCTTTGTCATGCCACTTCTCCGGCACATCTTCAAGCTCCATCTTCCCGGCTTTGATTCTATACACATACCATTTGACCATTCTACTTACCTCCTGCCATCATTTCAGCCAAATCACCAATTGCTGCATCTTGTGCTTCCTGCCCCTGTTCAACTGCTGCCAATCTGATTTCTACATCTGTCAATGCTCTGATTGAGAATGTAGCTTCAATCGTTTCATCGCTTTCAACATATGATACGCTTTCATATGTATAGTTCTCATATTCTCCGATCACCTTATCGTCTTTCTGGTACTTAAATTCTGAAAGATTGTCATTTGTCAATTTCTTTCTGAAAGATTCCATGTTTTCGACATTTTCAAAGCATGCCACAATCTTATTACTTTCACATTTTGATTCAATAACTTCCTGTATTGTTCCGTCTTTTAATGCAATATCCATCTTCATCATCCTTTCCTTTTTTAATAGAATACTTTTACCAATATTGTCATACCGCTCAAAGAAAGCTGTAGAATGCTATTACTTACTTTTGCGGTCAAAGCCGTGTTGGTTTTATAAAAAATGCTGCTACCGTTTCCTATTACCATGCCGGAAGTAGAACCACTAGAGCCACCACCTGTATAGATAGCAAGCCAATTGCCGCTCGCCGGGACAACCGCTCCACCTGATCCGGCAGATACATTTGCTTTATCCATTGAAATATCTGTGATCTTATCATTTAAAACTTTTCCTTGCGCCGCTGACAAAGCTTCATCTGCTAAATTTGAAACAAGATTATTTTGTACTCCAACCACTGTATCCGTAAATTTAGCATTTTCTGGTACATTGGACTTTATTGTATGATCCCCCAAGCAGTCTGCTATATGATTCAGTTTTTCATTTGTAACACACAAATCCTCTTCTAATGCATACACTCCCTGCGGATCAATCAAAACATTTCCATCGTTGGAAATATCAACAAGCAGAGACATGATTACACTTGCTTCAAATACACCATTGTATGCTTGCAATTCTGTAGCATTTTCCGGTGTGCTGTAGCATACTGCATATAAAATCTCACCTTCTTCCTGATCCAGAGCATACAAGCCGATTTCTGTAAAAAGATATCCTTCTGTTAATTCTTTGTTAGACACAACAAACTTAACATTTGCCTGTGTCTCCGTCTTTTTTAAGGCACTATTAATGCTAAAGCTCTGCTTTTTTTCCTTTAGTTCTGTCATAGTACTAATATCTTCTTTTTCATCGTATATTCCCGATCCGGTTTCTGCTTTGGTAAAAGTAACTGTAAGACCGCTTTTTGCTATAAGTGCAAGACCTTTTTTTGTTAATTGTGTTCCGATAAAATTTGTCATCTACATCTCCTCCAATCTTTCGTGTTGCCAATTACCAGCTACTACAGCAGGAGTCAGATCTATTGAATATGTTTTTGTTTCAATTCCATCGATAATACTTCTTGCACTTTTTACACGTTTTAAAATTTCTGTGAATTTTTCAATTATTTCCTTTGATGGATCCGTCGGCACGATAATCTTAAAATGAAATGGTTTTCCGTCATATTTGTGCCATGGAATGAACTCTGCGTCCGGGAAAAATTTATTGATCAATTCCTCTTCTGCTTTTGCTGTACCGGCAAACATATATGTCTGTAGCGTGCTTTTTAGGATTCTAAGCTTCGTATCATTGTCATATAGAGAAGCGTAATAAGGCGCACGCAAGTTGACTGCTAATTGGTCGTAATATTCAGGAGCAACATGATCAAGATCTGACCAGACAGATATTTTTTGACAAAATGAGTGTAGCTGTTCCATTGCGTTATCCACTGCATAACCAAAAGCTTTGTTTTCATTCGTTTGAAAATTAGGTGGGAAAGAGATATAAGTTGCCCCCGCTGTTCCAAGCTTCATTTAATCATCCTCCAATCCGCCATATTTCAAGTTTATGTCTTTACAAATAGCAATCTGACTATCATTTAAGACCGAAAAAGCTGGTGATGCGATCACAATGCGCTTTGCTCCGGCAATCCGGGCATATCCCATAAAAATATCCGGGTTAATATCATATCCAAGATTTTCATATTGCTTTTCTACATACAGCTCAGCCGCTTCCTGAACAGATTCTTTAATTGTTTTTTCGTTTTCTTTGTCAGAAGAACTGATATAATACGTTGCATCAAGCGTGTAATATACTATCTCAGGCGGTGTAACCTTAATTCTATCTGTATCCGGGAAAGTTTTTAAATCTTCAAGATAGCTTTTCACCTTCTGACAATATGCCGTATCCGGTACTCTCCCATTTGAAAGCATGAGATACAAATGTACTGTTGCATTTTCCTGATCTGATACTACATTAACTGATACAATGTCCTGATCATATTTTTTTGCAAAAAATATATATGCTTCTACTGGTCCTGCTGTCGAAAATGTTGATGGAAACATATAAACCTTTTCTCTCAACTCATCACCGCTATATTCATCATTTCCACCTGAGGATGTATCTATGTTTTTAACATATGACACATTTATCACCGGATCAGCAATAATATTGATCTGATCCTCGACATAATCATTTCCAGTTTTTCCGTTCTCTGTACACGTTGCTAAAACCTGCGTACTGATTTCACCGGCAATAATTGTACATTCTTCATCTGTTGCAAAAAAAATGTCATCTCCTGCGGTAGCTCTTGTACCCTTTGGAACTGTAACATCATATCCAAGAGCCTCATTCATCCCAAACTCTAATGTTACTTTCGCATAACTGACATTGCTTTCATGAAAACCGAGGTTAGCTCCCCAATTCCATAATACATCATCTTCCATGTATCGAATAAAGTTTTGTCGAAAAAGATACGCCGCATATTCATACATTTGATAAATCTGCCCGGCAACTACATTCAACTCCAATCTCTTTGGATTTCCGGGATAAAGCACAACGTCTTTTCCTGTCTCTTCTTTCAACTTGCTCTGATAATCCCGAATCATCTGTTCCTGAATATTTTCTAATGTAATTCCATCATCATTCAAAAGATCAATATCTGGGAGTCTGTTTAAATCTTCAATGCTATTCAGCATCTGCTATCACCACCTTCGGTATTGTATGTTTTCCATCTGTTTCAAAAGTCACTTCCGATACTGTTGCACGATCTTCCCAATCATCTACCTGTTCAACCACCTCATTAAAAAGCTGTTCCTGTGCTGCCGGTGTTGATGATCCTATTACATCTGACGATATCCCCATATCCCGCATATACGGCATGGTTCCATACGGCGTTGATACGATCGTGCCAACACAATCAATAATATCTGCTGCTTCTTTGCTGTCTCCCTGATACTCAATCATACTTATCCTCACCCTTTCCGGTGTCGGTTTCCGACACAATTTAACGCTGCGGTATTTTGATCACCATTCCTGCTTTTAATTTCAAAGGGTTTGATATCTTGTCAAATCCCTTTGAAGCTTTTTTATTTGCATTATAAATCACATAATACAAATTACTTTTTTTATAAAATTTTTTTGCAATCGTCCATAAGGTGTCACCGGATTTCACAGTATACTTTTGATATCCCTTCGACTTTTCACCTATAATATCTTCAATTATGACGGCATCCTGATAGAGCTTTTTTTTCTTGCTGCTCTTTTTATATGCATATTCCTTTAAAGTAATAGAAGTCTGTATTTTCATCACATGACCGTTTCTATAAAACGCTTTCATATCATTTGAGATATCTGTGATTAACCATTTAAAGCCACCTATTCTTTTTCCACCAATTCCAAGAGGGAAAATTTTGCTTTTTAGATTATAGTCTCTTAACAACATCATTTTTTTTAGCGGAGATACTCCCAGAGATGCGGATAAAGAAATATCCATTGATATTTTATCTGCATTACGGCTTATCACTTCCAACAATGGTTTTTGCCCCTGCCTCTTATGTTCTTCTACATTAATAGAAGTGTCCCATTTCATCCCATCAAAAGACAGTGCATAGGGCTTTCCTTTTACTGTTTTTATATCAAATGAAAGCTTCCCAAAATGTCCTATATGTCCCATACATTTTTATCCTTTCTGGTTATCAATCACAACTTTTCCGGCAGATAGAGTCAAGGTATCGCTCTCTTTGTCATATCGAATATATGCTGTGTCAGACAGTTTTTTATAATAGTTCCCTTTTCCGGGATATTCCGGTATATTTGAAGCATTAAAAATTGCTCCAAGTATGATACCCTGCTCATGATTTTCGTAATTACGAAAGATCACAACGACCATATCACCCACACTCGGCATTTTATACTCTGACGAAAAAAAAGGAAGATCTGTTCTCACGCAATCTTCCTCATCTTCAAACCAGACATCTGCACAGCCTTTTTCGTAATTGATTGTTGACACTCTTCCAATTCGCACTACTTTCTCACTCAAAAAATCACCTGACCTAACTTATATTTGTAACACACCTATGACAGCTTATAGTTGTACTGTATCCATCCGTTTTTTCATGCACAACCTTGTCAATAAAGTATCTTCCATTGAATTGATGAAAACCTGTAAGCTCAAAAACATCACATGCCACATACTTAGGATCTCCCATCACCTTAAAAGTACCTGTCGTGACTTCCCGGAGCGTAGCAGCAAGTTTTGCTTTTGCTTTTTTTTCCGCATCGGCATGTGAATCAGCTTCTGTTGATATAAAAAGGATCCTACTCCCCTTTTTGCCGGGGATTACATAACTGTATGTTTTCTTTTTGCCATCCTTGTCTTGATATTGTAATTTAACACCATCATACATTTTCGTAACAGAACGCTTCAAATCATAAGCTCCTGATTCACCTAGATCTTTAATATCAAGGGTAAATTTCTTTTTTCGTTTTTCATAACGTGTCTGATCATATGCGATCAATTTCCCGTTATAAACTTTAAGACTGATATCATAATCATTACACAATGAAAAAGCGAACTCCATATCTGTTTTTCCACCCTGTGATATTTCTTCAATCTTATGATCCCCACTTAAAAAAATAAGCACAATACTTGCCCTTTTTGCTATTTCCAGCAAAATAGTCTTCACAGATGTTTTTTTGTACGTTTTGTTGCGTTGTGTTACGTTAAAACCGGTACGAATCGGTATACTGATAGCACTAATATTGACACTGTTTGAAAAGCCACTTCCACCAAAATCATCTACACAAAACGATCCGCAAAACACTTTCCGGTTATCTTCCTGATTTCGCCAATGTGCCACTTTAATGCTTGCCTTGATCACATCTGTGCTCGCTGGAAACCATCCTTTTTTAAACCATTTCAGGTTGCGGTTATTCAATGTAAGTGTTAATGTGTCTGCTGATCCTGACGCATTATCCGTCCAACTAAAAGATTCCATGTCACTTGTAATGATCTCTGTAGCTTTTTTGTCGTTATATTTCAAGATCATAGTACATTTTCTACTGTTTACTGGTTTATTCGACATTCTCATCATCCTCATCTGTGATCATATCCATACCATCACCTTCTAAATCTTCATTGTCGCGCCAATCTGGTAGCTCTTCCTCTATATCATCTATAGTGCTATCCGGGCAGACAATCTCACATCCGTCTTCAAAAATATATGTGTCGATATATTTCGGATTCGCTTGATATAGTATAGATACATATGACTCATCACCATAGATTTTCCATGCGATATAATCCCACATATCACCCTGTTTTGTTCTATATGTTTTCAAAGCTTTACCTCCTGTATCATCAATTAAAAGATACTCTTCCGTGTGCTTTCTGGTATTGATTCATCATTTTTGCAAACTCTGCCTGACTCATCTTTACCACTTTTGTTAATGTCTTTTCATCAGCATTTCCTTTCACTTCGATAACAGGTGCATACGTGATCTGTATATTGCCGGATGCCACAGATGATACAGCGCGACTCAAGCCATGATACACTTGCTGATCCCGCTTCGGTGAAGTATTATAGTCCGTTGTGTCCTCTGCCTCTGACATTCCAAGAATCTGTCCGGCACGCTGCCAGATGGATTTTGCTCTCGATGATCCGTCCAGCGGAACAGCAGCTTCCGGTCCTTTTTCCGCAAAAGTGGTCAAGATCGGACTACTATAAATACCACCTTTTGCATTTTTGTATAATTTTTTATTACTCTTTTTACCTGCACTATTTTGATGGAGCAACGGACTAGCAGCATTGGATATCAAATTTGCAGCAGGCTTGTTTAATGCTTTCTCTTTTGAAGTTTCTACTTTTGAATTCGCATACTTTCCCGGCGATGTTGATAACGAACCTGCAGAAGCCTGTGTTGTAATTTCAAAGTTCATTTTGCCGGAAAGGCTATTTTTCATCTTGTTAAAAAGATCATTAGCAGCTACTTGTACTTTTTCACTATTATCAGATATTCCATCTGCAACACCATCCGGTAACTGGGCACCTGCTTTTTCAGCAGCAGAAAGAATCGTTGACATCTCTTCATCGTCACCAGCAGCTTTTCCAAGCAGGATATAAGCATCCTGTGTTGATCCTGTGATAGCTGACAAGCTTTGTGTATCTGTTATTCCTTCAGACAATGCTTTAGGAACAGACATTCCTTGCTTTTGCATCTGGTCTTGCAGATTTTCCATGTCAGACCAGATATCACCAAATCCAGATTCAAAAAGCTTTGTAATCTCTTCCGAAACAGTTGTAGAAACGCCTGTTTTTGAAATAGCACTATTGACCACTTCTTCTATAGTCTCATTAAGCTGGTTGCCCGTAACTCCTTTATCAAGTGCACTCTTCAATCCAGTAGATAAATCAGACTGAATGCTGTTCCATGAATTAGCCAGTTCAGGATAAGCTCCTTTGATCGAGTTTAGAAGATACTCGGCTCCTTTTGTTAATGATTCTGATTTTGTATCGTAATAGCCTTGTTTTATCTCCTGCGCTTCTTTATTATACTTTTTGTCTGTAATATCTCCGGTAGCTTTTCTCGCGTTTAGTGCAGACATTGAAGTTTTATATGCTTCATCCGCACCCTCAGATGCTTGCTTCTCATATTTTTTGATATCCTTTGACATTTGAGTAAAATCTGAAGCGGTAAGATCTTTTCCTGAATATTTCAGATCAAGTGATTGTAACTCCGCTTCGTTTTCCGACTCGGTGATAGTGCTTGTTATTTTACTCATCTTTTTCAATAATTTCTTTATTGACTTGTCTGTATTAATATCAACGCCATTTTCCACAGCTTTTTGGATCTTTTTGTTTAACTTGTTTTTAAGCACATTCATTTGTGCATCCAGTCCGGTATAGAAAGCATTGTTTTCTTTTTCAATACGCGATCCGCTACCTAACAGAATTTTTGTTGCAACCGATACGGTATATCCCTTGTTATCAAGAGTTTCCTGTGCCGCTTTGATATAATCTTTTACAGATGATGTGTACAGATCTGTGTCATCTTTATCAATTTCAAAACCGGCTTTCAGCTTCCATTCCACCTTGTTAATATTAGAAAAATTATCAGCTAAAGCTTGTACAGAATCATCTGTCTTACCGATGCTATCTAACATAGTAGCTATCTGCGTTAGTTTCTTTTTTCCAACGATATCCTGTGCAATATCGTCAATATCTTCAAGTGATAATGATATATTCCCAAAGTGGTTTTCGAGATCTGCTTTCACCATTTTTTGATGTGACTTATAACTTGCGACGCCGATACCGATAATAGCACCGGCAGCAACACCAACTCCACCGGCAGCAAGAAGTGCTTTCGTAGACATACCACCGATACCCTTTGCCAGCACTTCGATCTCACTTTCACTTGCTCCTGATGCAATTTTCCCAAGTAAAGTAATTTTTTGTGTAACAGTATTAATCCCTTTTATTGCTTTTGTTACACCAATCCCACCACCAATGCCTGCAATAGCAGCTTCGATCTTATCAATATTTTCAATTGAAAAAGATGCTACATCGCCAATTGTTGTGCCAATCGTGATTACAGTATCTTTTACTTCCTCGAACGCCTGATGTATCTCCACTTCATTTGCACTTGCAAAATCACTTATACTGTCCGATGCATCATTGAACGCACCTGCAAGATCATCCAAAACTGTAACATATTCTCCATCAAATGCATCTGCAAAAGAGATTTTCGCATCATCAAGAGCTGATTCCATTCTTTTCAACGCTCCCTGTGATGTATCTGTAATCTTCTCATCCATTTTATCCAAAGATCCTTCGGAATTGGCAAGTTTATCTTCCAGATCATCCCAAGCACTCTCTGCTCCATTTGCACCGGTTTTAACACCATCAAGCAGATACGCCATCTTGCTATAATACTGCGTTCCGACAATCTCTTTCATGGCTTTTGTCTTATCTTCCACACTCAGACCGGATAGTCCTGTATTAATCCTTTTTAAAGCCTCTTCAAACCCTACAAAATTTCCTTTCGCATCAAAGACTTTAATTCCAAGCGCATCCATTTGTTTTAATGCGTTTTTATTACTTCCGATACGCGTCAGGATAGCATTCAGTGTACGTCCGCCCTCTTCTGCTTTTGTACCATTGTTAGCCAAAATGCCAAGTGCAGTACCAGTCTCTTTTACATTCATTTTTAATGTACGTGCTGCGCCACCGGTTTTAATAAATGCCTGCATCAACTGTTCCGACGTAGTATTTGATGAATTATTTCCTGCTGTGACCAAATCTAAATATTCAGGCAGATCTTTCACACTCAGTTTCAATGCACTCATAGAATCTGTTACAAGATCTGAGGTCTCTGCAAGATCCAGATTAGTAGCTTCTGATAACTTCAACACCGGCATCAGGGATTGTGTTGATTGATTGACATTCCATCCGGCAAGTGCCATATATCCAAGTGCACTTGCACTTTCTTCGGCTGTCTTTGTCGTTGCCTTTCCGGCATCTCGCGCAGCCTTTTCCATTTTCGTATATTCTGTACTACTCGCTGCCGATATAGCCGCAGAATTAGCAAGCTCCTGTTCAAAGCCGGAATATGTGTTTACTGCATCTTTTACCGCACCAGTAATATTCACTGCTGCGAAGGCAGCCGTGATCAATCCTGCTGCTTTTTTAGCATGTGATGATATAGATGTCATGCCACTTTTCACATTATTAATACTGCTTTGATAGCTTGCTGCTGTCTTGGCACCAAGCAGGATCTCCAGCACATACTGTTGTCTTGATGCCATTTCACTCTCCTTTCTGATGCTCGTTTATTGCATCCGAAACTGCCTGTGCAGTATTTAAAAAATCAATAATCGGCATTTTTTTATAATAATCGATGCCGGTATGTGTTACCATTGATAAGTTGACCGCACTTTTTGTCAATAAAAAAGAGCTATCTTCTCCAGACAGCCCTATCCGAATAAAAAATAACTATGAATTACTCCAACAACCATCAGCATGTCTCTTAAACCAAGCTGGTTAAAAAACTCAACCGGAAGCTTTGTTACTTTCATCGCAACATGCTTCGCATATGTGGTATCATTAAACTTATTCTGCGGTCTATGATCTAAGCGAATCAGTACGCGATCAAAAAGTTCAAGATCTTCGGTTGTCAGATCTACCAGCCCTGACAAGTCAATAGAATCATACGTTTTTCCATCAAATTCATATTTTCGCGTAAAATCTACTGTCAATCTGTTTGCTTCTGCATTCTCTGCATCCTCTGTTTCTTCCGGTTCAGAAACACTTTCCCTTTTTGGACTTGCTACCTGATCTGCCGCTGCTTCCAGTTCTGCCTGCATTGCTAATGTTTCCATATTGGTTTCTTCCACTTTTTCTACTTCTCTGCTCATATATTATCCTTTCTTTTTCAGTGTCGGATTCCGACACATTATTTTATAAAAATAGCCCAGAGAAAACTCCGGGCTATTTTGACTGATTATATTTTCTTGAGCCAAAAATTAAATAAGATTATCAACGTTCTGCATCAAATTAACTCCATTGATCACAGCTTTTCCGTTGAATTTATCTACTTCTGTCAACACCTCATCACCAAGCTGATCTTTGTAATAGATTACTTCTTTGGTAATCGATGGGTTTCCATATCCACCTTTTTTCAGCTTTCCATAGTTGATTTTTTTCGTCATTCCGCGAATGGTGATTGTTCTGCCTACATAGCTTTTTTCTAGCGTATCCGTGTTAATCTGTTCCTGCGCTGCTTTCAGAACAATCGGCTTACTGTCATCTGCAACCGTTTTCAAACAACTAAGTGAGATATTAGAAAAAGGAATCTCCATCTGCGCACTTTTGAACTGTCCGGGTGATGGGGAATCTACTTCTCCACCCATTCCGGCAAGCGACAAGCTTTCTGACATTGATTCAAACTCCGGCAAAGTAATCTCATCTGTTACACCTGCAAGCTTATTTGCAGCATCTGCCGATCCAACGTATGCATTAAAAAGACTGATTTTTTCTGGGATAACCATTATGCTTCACCTCCTTCAAGACTATTTTCCAAAATATTGACATCATAAGAGAACTCATTTTCAACATATTCTGCCGGCACATAGTCTGCATATCTTGTCTGAAATTTCAAATGACCTGCCATTATATTCGTGATCGGATTTAACTTACGATCAAAAACAATCTCTCCACCTGCCATATAATCCGGTACAAGCGAATTTAATGACATGTTAAACTCACTAACAATACTTTCAATCAACTTATATGATGCATTTCTGCTGATTTTTGAAAGATAATCACTTTTAAACTTGTTCTCTAAATAATCAAGCATTGTTACGCATTTGATCCATCTGTCAATCGGATCTTCCGAATCGGGATAAGCAGAAGTATTATTTCCCCATGCTTTCCATTCTGGAAGTTTCAAAGCTCCAACAACACCATATGCATTCAAATAATCATTGACTTCATCCTGTGTCATATTTACTTTCGATCCATTTTCTAAACAGATTCCATCGATCAAAAGCTCTCTGTTGTCAATTGATTCTGACGGAATATCAGCATTTTCTACTGTGATTTTCTGCAAAAGTGCTGCCGCAAAAGCCGAAAAGCTCAATACATATCCTTCCGCTTTGACACATGGCCAAAACGGAATAATACGTCTTGATACCGGGACATTATCTTCTTTTGTCTTTTTAACTTTTGTGTACACATCAGCTCCCGAAGAAGAACTATCCATATCAACAAAAGCAATCGCATTATACATTCCATAGATTTTTTCCACCTTTGCTTTTAAGGCGACCGCAACTGTTTTTTCCGCACTATACCGCGGTGCAAGTGCAATTTTAGGAATAATCCCCGTATCCGGGTAAATTTCATCCAAAAGTTCCAATCCTGTCCTCTTACCATCAACATCAACACCACCAATGATGTCTTCTGCGGTAACACCTTCAGGTTTAAGCTTTGCATAAGTAACATTAATCTTTTGTGCGCTTGCAAGTGCACCATCATCAATAATTCCAATGACCAAATATCCATTTGAATCAAATGATGTAACATAATCAACATCATCCTTACACTCTGTACTGTTATTTGTCACCACAACTTTGTCTCGAAGAATCCCGGTGTCTTCAATTTTTACCATTTTATTGCTGATCGTATACTCTTTTGCTGCAACCGCTTCCACATGATTAGCATTTGCTGGATCAAGCACATTGATTACTACGATCGGTGCTACATGATGTTTTTCAAACGATGCATACACAGCGTGTTCAATCGTATATCTTTCCATCTCCGTTGTTGTTCCAATCTGATCAGCAACCAGATCACCATCTGTTAATAAAATTGGCTTATTGACCGCTGATGCCGGGTCAGCCAACGTATTAACTGGTGCCGTACCGACTACAACTTGAATCATATTCGTACACATAGTCGGTTTAACCATCTGTGTTTTGGTTCTGCTTGTCGCAATACCATGCTTGTATTTGCTCATTATTTTTTCCTTTCCGCCATTTGGCTATAATGTCTTTTTTACTGTTTCATACGCTACGGATAGCACAGATCCTTCCTGCTCCATCTGCTTTTCCGCATCCATTACGTCATCCATCGGAATGATAAGTCTTTTAAAACACTTATCCTTTCCCATGCGGTCAGAAACAGCCTTTGGCAGCTCATCCCGAAAGATAACATTTTCCCTAATCAGTCCGGGAACAGTCGGACCAATGTACATTTTCTGTTTCATCAGATCAATTCCTCCAATCCTTCTTCATTTGGAACAGGCAGCTTCCAATATGTAATCAGGTCTCCTTCATAAAAAGGATACTGTGCTTCCATATTAAGTCTCTTATGAGCTTCCTTTTCCATTCTGCAATGTTTTCCAACAATTCCATTTTTGACAAAATAAGCATATATTTCGTTCATCATATAAAGCACATTGATATTCCCACTTCTATCTCTGTCCCTATCTTCGATGTTAATAGAAAAATGTATCTCAACATTCCATTCATTATCAAGTACATCCTCATCACCAATCATGATAAGCACATAATTTCTCAAAGCTTCATCATCTTCATCATCTTTGATAGGCAGATCCTGTATGTATACTTTGAGATTTTCTAATTTATCAACAAGTAGAAACATAATCCCCTGACTCATTAACAATTCCTGCAGCTTGTCAACAATATTTTTCTGTAAATCTAAATCCGTCATAAATCCTCCATCATCCCAACAAATGTTTGATTTCCGCCTCCACACGTTTCATCATCATTTCACTTGCTTCCTGATTGATTACGCGCATAACAGCATCATTTTTTAGCATTTGCGGAACCGCTGGTCCATAAACACCTTTTAGCCGCCTGCTTTTAACACTCTTCCTCTGGAACAGGCCGGTAAAACCATTTTGCATTGTTGCGATAAAAGGTTTATTTTCTCCGGTAAGATATATCCCGGAGTTCGTTCTCTCTACTGCTGCCCTATATGCCTTTGGACTTCTCTTTTTTGATTTCAAAACCTTAACCGGACGATTCGGACTAACCTTAAATTTAGCAAGGTTGGGATGTCTGTCTGTCGATATTACACTTGCAAAAGGCTGATTAACCGAAGCCCTTTTCGTTGTAATTGTTTTTCCAATATCAGACGATTTAATACGATACTTTTTTTTGACCTCTGATTTCATGTTTTTAGTCACGTTAGTAATTGTTCTATTTGACGCTCTCGACATTACAAGATTCGCTTTGTGGGACAGATCTCCAAGTTTCCTTTCCACTTCCACAGGATCTACCTGTATAAATGCTTCAATCAAACCTGACTCCTTCCCAACAAAATTTTCCACACTCCGTTTTGTTTTGAAATCACATGAACAAAATAATCTTTCCGATCAAAAAGAACTGCTGAATTAACAGATAATTTTCTTTTCATGTCTGATTCTTTTACAAACAAAAGGACGGAGTTCTTATCAACTTCGTCCTTCCATTTTTTATTTTGCTGTTCAAGATAATCGTCATCAACAATCACAACAATATCTTCTCCGTCAAAATTATGAAGAGTACCAAAAAAATCCTGATCAAAAAAAAGCTCATCAATATCATCGAAGATATCTTCTGAAAAGCTCATCACACCACCTGCTTTGCATTTTTAGCATCAGCATTTACCGAAGCACTTTTCTTTGCAACCGGCTTTTCTTCCACATAGCCTTCTCTTTTCAAAAAAGCCTCATCTGTTTTACTGATCTTTTTGTCGATCACATCACCGGGAAAGTACGTCTTGTCACCGATCGTCAATTTGATTTTTGATACCATATGCGCCCTCCTTAATCTTCATACTTCTCTTCCTGATAGTTAAGCACTGCATCCTTTAACTCCTGCAACTTCATTGTTTCCTTATCAAGTCCGCTAAGACCGATAGACTCCGCATATGCGATCACATCATCCTTTTTTGTCAATGCTTCAATTTCCGCTTCTGTCTTCAATACTGCATCGGCTACTGGTTCTTCATCCGTATCAATGCTGTTGTCAGCTTCCTTCTGAGTTGCCGGTTCATCATTAATATTCGCAACAAGCCATCCATCCCAGTCAAGCGGATACATAACCGGACGAGAAAACATCTGCACTTCTGCAACATTGTTTTCTTCACTTCCAATGAGGCGAGGAACCATCTTTTCAGCATAAGACTTAAATCCGGTATCCTTTTTATAAAAAGTAACCTGCGCATACACAGTACGACCAAGTCCCGGCTGTAAAAATGCAATTGTGCCTGCCGGCAAAAGTGCCTTCTCTTCTCCATCAAAATCCTCATATGTTTCATCGTAAGTAAACATAGTCATCTTAACACCAAGAATATTGATCGTACCATTGCAAACAACACCTTCCGGCAATTCCTGCTGATCAATTTCACCAATTTCCACCCTTGACTTGTTGTAAAGCTCCAGAAAACGTTCATCAGTCATCAGAAGCATTGATACATCAGCCGTCATAACGATGTCTGTTGCCCGAACGCCTCTTTTCCTAAGAACTGTAGCCATTTTGTAAAACTCACGAATTTTTTCATCTGTTGTCATTTCCGCGAATTTCTTGGTGAACTTGTATTTGTTTTTAAATTCTCCATTGAAAAACCTCAGGCATTTAAACGAATAATTTTTCCCGTTTGCAGCATCATCCGCAGTTGCGTAATGCTTCATGATCACCTGACCACTGAGAATTAACTCTGTAGACATCTGTTCATGTCTTCTCATAGTTGCGTTCCTGAGATCATCAATGTATTCTGATTCTAACTCATTTTCGCGCTGTTCCGGGCTTCTATCCGAATCCGGTGACTCACCAAATGCTTTCTTTGCAAGATCTTCTGCCGTAATCGCCTTTTTCGGTGCAATGTAAGGAGCTTCCACTTCCTGAGCACGATATCCTTCGCTTTCCATGATAATGCCACCTACGACCGGGATCACAAATGGAGCGATCTGTTTTCCTTTTTTCTTAAATTCCAAAAGTGCTTTTTCAGCATAAAAGCACTTATGATCCGGGAAATATCTGTCTTTAAAAAAGTTGACCACCGGATACATTTTCTTTACTGCATTGATTAACGTAAATGTCTGTGTTACCACGTTTTTTCCTCCTTTATTTCAAATAAATTTCTTTTAAGCGTAAATTTTCAAGATCCGCTGCCGTCAGTTCCACGTCTGACTTAACTTCAGATTTTCTAAAATTTCCACTTACATATACCGGAACAGTAATATCCGTATCATCTGCTGCATAAGGCGTCTCCTCTGCAACAATCACGGACGCAGTACCAGATTCGGCATGCACCACATATTTTCCTTCTGCAAAGTCAAGAAGCTGACCTCTCTTTAATGTTCCAACTTTTTCCTTCGGAACAGTCACCGTCACATTAGTTGCATCAATCAGTCTCATACTGTCATAGATAAGCTTATCCTTTTCGATAGTATATGCTGTCTCGTTTAACTGCATCTTATTTCCCTCCCTTCTTTTTATTGACATAAGATGCTAAAGCATCCGAATCATCAACCGGATCGTCTGAATCACTTTCTGATCCACCGACTTCATTCACACCGGATTTATCCGAATCTTCTACCGCATTCTGCATATAATCAGATGCTTTCATCCCATCCGCTTTCAGAGCATTAAATGCCATTGTTTGTGCATCGATCGGATTTTCACCATATTTTGCTTCTTTCAAAACTTCATCCGTCACCGATGCTGCGATCGAATCCAATCCTTTCATGCGTTTTCTTTCAGCCAGCACCCCGTCTGTTTTCGCATCCTCAACCATTTTATCAACTTCTTTTTTGGCTTCCGGGTTCTGAGCTAAAAACTCTTCTAGTGTCATAGCACACTCTCCTTTCTCTTCCTCGTTATCAACTATTGATTTATCAGAAGTGGATAGATCTCCACTATCCTGCTCATTTACAATGCAAGTCTTTTTTTCTTCCAGCCCCATAATTGCCTGTACAATTTGGATCTTATCATTAGAATCTCCCTCCGCATTAATATTGTTGAGATTTAACTTTGCAATGATTTCTTTTGCCTTTTCTTCACTCATAACAGGAACAGATGCATTTAGAACAAGTGTACTTCCTGTCTGATTTGCCTTATTCTGCTTTTCTTCCTGACTTGATGAAGCATTGGGGTCACCAAAAAGATAGTCATCAATAAAACCATTTTCAATAGCAGCCTGTGGCGACATATAACTTTCAGCATTCATCATTTTCTGTAACTCTTCTCTTGATTTTCCGGTTTTTCTGACGTAAGCATTAATGATTCCATCGTCATATGCTTTAAGCTCTTCCGACGTCTTATCCATGATCTGACAATCTCCGTTTGCAGAAGTAGATGCATTATGAATCATGAAAATAGCTGTATCAGATGCCAATGCTCTGTCTGCTGCACATACAAGAATAGATGCAGCACTCATGGCATTGATCACATGAGCTTCCACATGACCTTTATATCCCATGATTGCTGTATACATTTCATAACCATAGATACATACACCACCACCGGAGTTAATCTCTAAAACGACATCATCTCCATTTGCTTTTTCCAAGCCGTCAATCACATCCTTAGGACAACATGCATCCCATCCTAAATAGTGATACAACCACCCAACTGTGTTTGATACAATCGGACCTTTAATCTCAATCTTATACATTTTCAATACCTCCATTTTCTATGTTTCCCTGTGCCTTCTCTAATAACTGATTCTCACGTTCTAACGTCCGAATATTATCCGAATAATCGCTTCCATTCATAGAAGCACACTCGTCTTCATGAGTTGATAATCCATTTTTTATTTTTGTAATTGCTGCATTTACTTCCTGAACCGGATTAAGGTGACCTTGTGCCGGACCATTCCATGTACATTTTGTATAAGCTTTCCTGGTCAGAGGATCATTAAAAAATCCCGGAGCTTTAATGCGTCCTTTGCTAACAGCTTCACAAAACCACAGTTCGTATAATTCCTGACAAAAATCATTAACAAACCATTTTCTGCGCATTTTAAAAGCTTTCCAAGTTTCATTTAACGCACCTTTTGAAGCAGAAAAATTGTTTGTAAATTTTTTAAGCAGCATTTCCGGTGCGATCTCTAATGCTGCTCCCACATGGCAAGCCATTGCATTAATAAAAGTATCAAAGTTCCCGGAAGGATGTTTTGATTCAACCGCTTCCACGCTTTCACCTTCTTTCAGATATAAGACATTACCACTTCCAAGTGTGATCTCATCATCTTCATTTTCTGCTGCCGTCTTGTCTTCTGTTGCAAAATCTTCATCTGCACCGCCAAACCCATCTAATCCTTCACCTTCCTCTGTTTTTACAAACAGTGAAAAGATAGAATTGATAACTGCTGCCATGATTTCTGCTTCTGTATACCTTGATATCTGCTTGATTGTCTGAATCACAGGAGCTAGAAAAGGAACGCCCCTGTATTGATCAGCACGTTCCCCATTAAAAATATGTAAAATATTCGGATTTCCTGTCTTTTTTCCTCTTTTTTCTATCCGGTTCCACTCATATTTTTCAGAATCAATTTCACCCGGAAACTTGGAACATATGTGATAGGCAACAACCTTTCCACTCCGATCAACTTCTACACCATTTATGATCCGGTTTCCATTTGTTGTCTTTTGATCAAAACCATCATATTCCGCATCCAGCGATCCTGGATTACACAAGCGATCCGCTTCAACAAGCTTAATTCTTAACTGATACGGCATATAATCATGAGGTTTATCATATTTTATTAACACAATTTCCTCACCATTTTTCAACCAATCCGAAAAAGCAATTTGCTGCAATTCGTAAAAAGTGTTCTGATCATTGTTATCGCACAATGTTGACTCTGACCATAGTGAAAACTCTTTTTTTATCAGATCTTCCAGTCTTGTGGCTTCATCCTGTGAAATCCCCAAAAATTTATGATCGATCTTAGGCTTAGGAATCAATCCTGATCCAACACAGTTTGTTCTTGTGCTGTTGACTGCTGCTACTGCCAGGGGCGCATTCATTGCAAGGTCTCTTGACCTTTCTCTTAAAACTTTACGATTTAATTCGATATCTGATTTTGCAGATTTACTACTTGAACGATATTTTTTCGCCCATGCTCTCCTTCTTGATGCTCCGCCATGTGAATACCCAGAGTTTCTCACTTCGGTGTCGGAATCCGACACCGAAAACTTATCAAGAATGTCCATTCTAGATTGCAAAATTTTATATTCCGCATCCAGTTTCGCAATATTATTTCTTGCCCGTGTTCTTTTTAACGCTCTCTCCGGGCTTATTGCCTGTAGTGTTTTTTCAAAAATACTCACTTTGCTCCCCCTGACAACTAATCAAGAGGAACAACACGCACCATTTGTCTTTTTGTTGTTCCTCTTTTTTCTAAAGCTTCAACTTCTGCTTCCAGTTCTTTTATTTTTTTTTGCACATCTGCAAGATTTGCTCTTGTGAGCTGTCTCGATCCAATCGTGTACGATTGCCCTTTTAATATCTTTGATTCGGCATCATAATACTCCTCTAAACGCCTTTTCTGTATCGCTAACCTTGTGCCATCTGCCATGTTTAAACCTCCAGTCCCTTTGTGTTTCTTCTTTTTTTCTGCCTGCTTTTTCTTGTGGCTTTCATATAATTAACACCTCGCTCCAGCTTTTTTTCAAGGTCTCCCCAGATAGGACGTAGTTTTTCAATGCATACATAATTATAGTTAAAAAGATCCAGTGGCTCATTGCGAACGCCACTCTTTTTTACCCATACCGTTTTAAATGATCCACGTACTTTTTTGACAATTTTACTTTCCGACAAAAGACCTTTGTAATACTCGTGATCATATCCTCTACCTGCATTGGAAGGAAAATGACAATATCCTTCACCTTTTTCCTCAATGGTTAATCTCCTCATAATATCATCTTTGCCGGAATCAACACCAACGATCTGTATTACTGTATGATCAACAACAATATCTTTTTTCCCTGCCCTTTCCTCTTTTATGTCAACAACAGTTCTTTTGTACAAAAGTGGGATATCTGCTTTTTGCGAATATCCTTTCACTCCATAAACCTTTTTCCCTTTCATTTTCATTTTTTTGATCCATTTGTACGTTTTGTTCGTAAAATGACCACCGGTATCAATAGCAAAAGCTGCTATATTGAGTTCTCTTCCATCTTCAAAATAAAATGTTGTTGATAAATAATCCTCTAACTCATCCCATACTTCATCTTTAATAAGTTCTCCATAAATTTCTGTTTTATAAATCCCCCAACTTTCATAATCTCTCGCCCACCCCCTTACTTCAACTTCAAAACGATTGTCCTGTACATCTATTGCTGCTGTTAATACAATGACTCCACCCGGAATATCTGCACTATAATGTTCTGCTCTTTTTTCCAAAGTTTCCTCATCGGTCGCATTTTCATCCATTTCTGTCTCTTCCCAGCATTCACCAAGTGATGTGTTGACAAAAACCTTGAGATCTTCGGCATCATGATACTTGTCTAATCGTGCTTTTGCATCCTTGAAGCTTTGTATAATATCTTTCCACTCGCACAAAGGAGATCCAAGTTCATTCATGTGAAAACTTCGATGTGATATCCTCTCCGGGTGTTGTGCAATCCATCTATGAGGTGACTCTTTCCAGTCCCTTTCCGGTATCTCCTCTCCACACTCCACACATTTCATTGATACGCTGTCAAAAACAACACGTCTAAAGTCATATGGCTGCCATTTTCCACAACACGGACACTCAACACACCATTCCTCCATCGTTCCTTTTTTATAGGCACTTTCTATCTTTGATCTCCCTGCAATCGTCGGAGTGGATGTCATGATATACTTTTTATTCCAATACGATGTCGCTCTTTTTTTTGCAAGCGACACCGGATTTCCTTCTGTTCCAGCCGAATCAGCAAAGCGATCTACTTCATCCATCCAGATCACTCTGCAAGGCATAGATGCTAAAGAAGATGGTGAGTTAGATCCTGAAATCACAATATATCCACCAGAAAATTGTTTGAACAAAATAGTATTACTGCTGTCTTTTGCTTTTGCTGGAGCAATCGCCCTTGACAAAGCAGGAACATCCCTGATCATCGTTGCTAATCTTGTTTTACTAAATCGCTCTGATGTGATCAGTTCCGGGAAGACCATCATCTGTGTTGACGGTTCATGGTCAATATAATAGCCAATTCCACATAAAATAATAAACGTTTTTCCAATTTGCGAAGATGTCATAAGCGTTACATCGCGAACCTTAACATCTGTTATTGCATCCATAATGGCTACCTGATGAGGCATATTATCCCGGTTAAAATGTCCGGACATAGCAGAACCCTCTTCACCAACCATGTTACGTTCCGCCCATTCTGTAATTGTTATATTTTCCTTCGGCTTCAATGTACTTGCAAGACTACAGATAAACTGTAATGTCTTATAATCCACTTCTTTAATCTTTTTCCTCATCATCTTCATCTCCAACGAATGCTGCATCTGGGATCAACTCATTCTCCGGCAGATCTATATATTCATCCGAATAATAATCAGCCGGATTATATGCTGCAAGCTCTGTCAATGCCTGCTCAATTTCTTTTTTCAACAACTCCTGTATCTCTAATCGACTTTTTCCTTCCAACTTTGGTGCTAATGTAGCAGGAATTGCAAGCATTTTGTTTTTAAAAGAAGCAAACATATTTGTTATCACTCTGCCAACATCCTCTGAGCGATGCATAGTGCCTTTGAAAAGTGCAAGCCTTAACTCAGATATCATAGCTTTCCAATGTTCATTTTTCGCTTTTTCCTGATTAAGATGCAGTTCTGCTTCGTCAAAATCACTATCAACCTTTTCTCCGGCTTTTGAAATTTTCAAATTAATAATGAAATTTTTCACAGATTTTAAAAGCAGATATTTTCCATGACTGTTTCGTATTAGAATTCCCTCATTAGCCAGGTTTCTAACCTGTCTCTCTCCTACACCAATCACCTCACCAATTATTTTTGATGAAACTGTAACTGCTGTTATGTCTGTAGCATTCTTTGTATCTGCCATGTAATCACCTCTTTTCGGAAACGGCACTTTAATTATTTTTTTCAAAAAAACTGGTCGACTTTTGGGCTCACCGACCCGCAACGATTTTTTGAGCTCTCGGAGAACCTACCACCGGGCTGGCACAATCCGGACAAAAAATGACCGCTTTTATGCTCTTTCGTCTTTGACATATCTTAGTATTCTGTAAAACTCAATCGTTTTTTGTTTCTTCTAATAAACGCATTTAAAAAACGCTGTTCAGTTTTACATTATTTTAATATGTCAAACTGAATTGTATTGTTTTTTCTTCTTCCGTTTTTTTGAAATCAAAACAAAAATAAAAAAGCCTTAATATTTAAGGCTCATAATTGCATCATCTATCGTATCTTGGGTTAATCCGATATATAATTTTGTATACTCAGGTGTATTATGGTTCAATATAGTTTGTACGAGATTAATATCTCCTGTTTGTTTGTACAGATGATATCCAAACGTTTTTCGCATCGTATGCGTTCCAATCAAATCCAGTCCAAATTTATCTCCCGCATCTTTCAAAATATTATATGCCTGCTGTCTGCTAATCGGTCTGTTCTTTCCCTGCCGTGATGCAAATAAATATTCATAATCTTTCTTGTCTTTCACATATTTATCTAACGCTCTTTTAAGCGTAGCATTAACACGGAAGTTTCTTTCTTTTCCTGTCTTTTTTTCAATAACTTTAAATCTATCCTTTCCTCTCACGTCCCTCACACGCTTCAAACGTATATCTGATATCCTCAGCCCTGTATATATGCCATACAAAAAAAGCAATGCATTCCTATCAGATTTTTCAGCTAAGTATTCAGCAATATCATGTATCATATTCACATCACGGATCGGATCAACACTATTCATAACCTCACCTTTCTTTCTACAAAAAAAGAGATGATTGCTCATCTCTTTTCTATAACACAATAACATAATATCACAGAATTGGGTGCTCTGCCTCTCATTTTTTATTTTTTCTCTTCTGTGTCGGATTCCGACACAGAAGCAATAAACTGTTGCATCATTTTACTAATCTGCGAAGCCTGTGATACTCCTGCTTTTTCACAGGCGATTTTGAAATTGTCTGCTAATTCTTTCTTGATCTTGAATGATTTTGCAATAATACCAACTTTCTTTTGATATTTCATTGTTGCTCTTGTCTGCACATTCGCTTTACTTTCCATCCCGATCACATCACGATGCTATTATCTTCTTTTTGCACTGTTTTATATATCTGCTTTCCAATATCGATCAGTTCTAAAATTTCTCCTATGCTGGTCTTGTAGAATTCCTTAAACACAGTTTTCTGTCTAGTATTTCCAAATCGTGTCGTGTATGTAGCTCCTGTTGGCTCGCCCCTACCTATTCGATGATGTATTGCATAGTCTGAAATACTAACTATTTTCATCCTCCACCTCCAGCCTGTCCGCAATAAGTCGAATAACATCTGCCATTATTGCTCGTTGGGATTTGTTTTTCTGAATTATCTGATCAATCTCCGTATCTGAAATTGATATCCCTATATCACTCAGAAATTTATCAATCATATGTTTGCTTTCATCGCATGTGAATGGTGGCATTTCATATTTCTGGGAACATCTGCTAACAAATGCTTTATCCAAAATATCCAGTCTGTTAGTAGCCGCAATAACCACAACATCATTTGCAAGTTTGTCAAATTCCTGCATTAAAGTAACCGTAACTCTACCAATTTCTCGGTCTGCTCCACTTGCTGTTTTATCTCTATTGCAGCTTATTGTATCCACTTCATCAAGCATGAACACGCACGGATTGGTTGAAGCATAAGCGAATGCCTGTGCAATATTCCTGGATGTGACACCCATGTAGCTATCCACAACCTTCGAGAAATTCAAATAGTAAAAAGGCAACCCCATTTTGTATGCAATGTATTTTCCAAACATAGTTTTTCCTGTCCCCGGTGGTCCATACAGCAAGGTCGCATTTTTATACGGAATCATCAGCTCCATAAGTTTTCCGCTTACTCTTGCCAGTCTAAATATATTTTTCGCTATTGCTTCCTGCCTTTCCGTCACATAATACCGGTGTTCCTTAAATGACAGCGAAACATCTTCGCATACAAGGATATCTTTGAGGTTTCCCGGAAGTTCTATATATCCTGCACCCTCAGATGTAAGAATATTTTTATATCGTGTTACAAATCCTTTATTTTTTTGAGTTGTATCCGCATTTAGTGCAGCTACTGCCCACTTTTTTGCCTCTCTTATGTCATTCTCAGCAATCGACTTTATTAAATTTTGTTCATATGTTCCCAGTCCCATCACAATCCCCTTTCTCTCAGCTTGCGATCAATGATTGGAATAAGCATTCTGGCCGAGCATTTCATATGCAATGTTGTTGGAGCATCTACAATTTTACATAGCATATCAAAGTACACCTGCTCTGCAGTTAAGTCTTTTGCGTAATTCTCGGCCTGCTCCTGTGTTTTCTCCACAACAGGAATAGTTTGACACGATTCAGCAGTGTCGTGTATCAACTGAATAGCTCTGCTTGTGAATGTTATAGTATTATCATCGTTAACTACCGGTTCATTCAGTAAGGCCTCTATCATTCCATCAATCTGCATTCGTTTTTCTCCTTTCTGTTATTTCATGTATTGAAATCCTATAATATTCAACATCCTGTTCAGCACCCCATTCCACCTTTCCGGTACCGATAGACAATGAGCATATAGCGGTAAAGCACGGGGAATCTTTACCATATCCATTTCTGAATTGTATTTTCTGCTTTGACATGTCTGACGGAGGAAACACATTCCCTTTAACAAGCCTATCACCCTCTTTAAACATCCCAAACTCCTTCGGTAATCTTGAATCATAATATGGCTTTATTTCACGGTATTCCTCCCTCTTTTCTCCGGAAAGTATCATATCAAACCATTTTTTCTTAATTGTCAATGTGAGCATTTGTTTTCGCCTTCTTTCTCAAAATAGAATTTAATCGGTCCTCTGTCCTCATGTATCATTCCGTACCTCAAAGCAATGTTATATGTACACACATCTCTTTTCAGCCTGTCCGGTATTTTCTGCAACTGCTTTCGAAAGTCTTCCAGTTCCATTGTTGCTTTATAACGATTGCATGAACCGCAGGACGGCATCAAATTACTTATGTCGTGTACATCAATCCCGGTAAATTCTTCTTCGTACTCATAGTGTTTAAGGCAATGCAAATGGTCTATATTAAAACCTTTCTCTGGTATCTCGCAACCGCAGTAAGCACAATGACCATTATACTTTTTATACACTATTTTCCTAATCGACTTCGGTATCGCCTTTCGCATCTTCGCGCCTCCTTCTTCTATATGGCTCTCTTTTCTCTGCCCATGCCAAAACTTCACTCTCTACAAGTTCTGTTTCATCAGCATCCCACAACCATCTTTTTAAATACGGATTGTAAATTGCAGAATCGCTATGGATTCCTGCACTATTCTTAAATGTGATATCATACAGTTTATGTTCTTCTGGTAACCTTTCACTGCATGGAATCCAACCATTGTTGTATTCTTTTTCAATACTCTTTATCACTTTTATAACATCACTTATAAACATATTTGCTAAAGGGTCACATCCTTGTAGCTGTTTGAACCGATTAACAATCTTCTCAAATGCTTTGTTCATTCTGGTTCACGCCCCTTTGCTCGCATTTATCAAATTCAAAATATATAGTATCTGATTCTCGTCAAATCCGTAATCTCTGCATTGAGAAAACAAACTCATAAAGTGTTTTTCCTTTGTTTCCTTATTGTCAAATGTTTTTTCAAGCTTATAGCACTGATATTGTAGTATCAGCCACTTAACGAATCCTATCATTCTAATTCACCTCACAATCCTTAGTTTTTCTCTGTTCTTCCTCGCATGATAATCATCTATCACATATTCTCGACACTCTTCCCGTTCCATATCC